GCCATAGTTTCACCAATCAAAGCCATAGCTCCTGTAGATCCTAAATTTAAAGTTCCTGTAGTTACCATTTTAATTCCATCGCTATCCATGGAGATTGCAGATTTATCAGCCATAGCTAAATTAATCTTGCCTTCGGTGGACATTTGAATTAAAATAGGTAATCCAGAATTAGAATTACTTAATTGTAGTAAATGTGTAATGCTAGCGACAGAACCATCATCCTTATAAATAGACCTTCCTGTTCCAGTATTGTTAGGCCCACCAGCATAAATACTAGTTTCTCCTTCAGCTAAAGAACCATAGATAGCGTTACCTCTAATATCTCTAGAAGCAAAACAAACATCTCCACGTGATTGAGTAATGGCTAAGGTTTGACAAGAGCTTTTACCTGCAATAGCTTTGGCAGGACGAGAAGCAAAACCTACATGTTGCCACCATTCAGCACCATCACATCGGGTTTCATTATTGACAGCATCACCAGTTTGAACTGAAATAGCTCCATTTTTAGCATTTAAAGTGCTACCTAAAACGCTAGCTCCAATATCAAATAAGCTGGTTAAATGAGGTACTGACATAATTTATCCTATAATCATTGTATAAGGTTTGATTAGTTTTAAATTGGTAGCTGTTCCACCAGAGTAAGATTTGGTAAAGGTTTTATCTAAAATCCAATAAACCTCATTGGTATCATTAACTTCGTCATAGATATTAACTGAAGTATTTGTAGTCCAAGGAATACCATTTTGAGTATGATTTTGAACTGTGCCAGACAACTGAATAGCTTGTTGTTGTCTTTCAGCCATTTCTCGAATGGTGAATTTTTCCAATTGTGCTAAGTCTTGAGCTTCATCATCTTTTAAGTACAACGGACCAGCAATAGTTTTAGAAGCAAAGGATTTTCTAGTAGAGATTAATTTAGGTCTAATTGGTAAAATTTTAGCACTTTGTTTTTTATACTCGGCGATAATATTTCTAACACTAGGTAAAAGATTTCCTCCTAAATCTAGACCGTAAAGCTCATTAACCATCACAATACAAGGAGCAATATAATCAGAATCTTGCCCACCTCCTCTACCTGAAGCTATAATAACTGTAGGCTGTCTAGTATTGTCATAAACTTTAGTAGCATACATTAAGTTATTTTGACCAGCTTCATTTTGATTTTTAGCCACCTTTAAATTAAAGATTGGAGGGTTATCAAAATTAGGTTTAGCTACAATGACTCCTGTTCCATCCGCTACCGCCCAGATCATAAAACCATAACGTTTTAAAATTTGATCTAGAAAAGCAAAATTACCTTGTCCATAATGAGCTTTTAATTTTTTAACTAACTTGCCATCTAAATCTTCTGCATCAGGATCAGGTACTCTTTTAGTTCCTGTCATGATATTGAAATTGATATCATCACTATTGTAAATTTTATTAGCCTGTAGTTCAGTTCCTAATGGAGATTGATCTAGAATGTTTTGAATAAACTTCAACAAACTAGACTGTACTGAGAATTTAAAATGAGGATTGACAGTAGATTCAATTACACTGGCCATGATATCTCGACCTTGAATTTGAATTGAAGTACCGGAACTAGAATTTTCTCCTATAGTTTTTTTATCAATAAAACCAACGCATTGAATTTTATCATTGATAGAAATTTCTACTTTAGCACCAGGAACTAAAATTTCATTATAAGTAGGGTCTTCATCAGAAACTGTAAAGCTCCATTCCTGAGTTGGTTTTAGGAAATTCTGATTGAGAGAATAACTTTCCCAATTTTGAATTTTCTTTTCTAATCCTGGAAGTTTAATGACTACGGTGTCATTTTCACTTTCACCTGGTTTTAAAGTCATAATTTCCTGAAAGATTATTTGTTATAGTATTTAACTAATGTATCTTTTTTTACTCTTAAATTACTAACTAACTCTGGATTCAAATCAATTAATTCAGAACTAGAATTTTTAGTAGCTAGAGTTAAAGAAGCTAAAGTAGTTGTTTTAGGTACTTTATAAAAATTGATATCGGTATTTTTCAGACCCAATTCTACTTTCATTAAGAATAAAGCTTCTAATAATTTATATTGAGAATCTTGAATTAACCCAATAGAATTTACTATCTTTTTAGTTTTAGTTTGTACCAAAGTCACTGGGTTAGTAGTTATAATTTCTGTTGCAGTATTTACTTTATCAGTTAGTTTATCAACCTTAGCAATTACCGAATCAATTTTACCGCTGACTTTATTACCAATTAATTGTACTTGATCAACTACGGAAGTAAAGCTATTTACCATATCAGTAAAATTAGCAAAACCATCCTGTTGTAATCCAGTGTCAATTGGTGGACTAAGTTGAGCTAAAGAAGCATCTAAATCAATAGCTGCTGAGGTGGCTTGAGCTACGGCTGATTGTTGAATTACTTGTTCTGCATCACTATCTACAGTTTCCAGAAATTGACAATCAGCTATTACTCCGCCTCTTTCATCGCTATTGATATTATGGCTTAAAGATAAAGGCTTACAGGTAATTTGGCCGTATAAAGGATGTACTAAAATTCCAGTAGTACGGTCTTTAATAGCATCTCTAAATTGTAACCAAGTATCAGGAAATAAATTACTCCAAGTTTCTTGTTTGCCTTTAGCAATACTATTAATAAAGTAAGCTTTAACTTGGTAATGTAATGGAGCCAAACCAGTACCTTCAACTTGCGCTCCATCACGATCCATTTTACGATGAGGCACCATAGTTTGGCTGATATTTTCTGAAATATTTTGAATTGGAAATGAAATTCCTCTCCAAGAACACTCTAAGAATTGTGAGAAAATATCAACCATATTGTTCCTTATTTATCTGCATTAGATTTAGCACGATTTAAAGATTTAGAAGCAGCTAGTTCATCTTTTTTAGCTTTTATTACTTCTTTTGTTACTGCTAATTCTTCTTGCTTGGCTTTTGTTAACTCTGCATGTACCGGATCAACAGTAGGATTACTTCCAGGTTTTTCCAAAGTATTCTTGTCAGTAGAGCCAGCAATAGGTGTAGTATTTAATTCTTCTGTCTCTTCTTCCGGTAATCCTAAAGCTTTTCTATAAGGTTTCATAATCATTGGAGGCAGAAAATTACCATAAAATTTTGACATGCCTTCGGCAGCTGTATCATTTACTCGACCAAAAAAACTTTCATGATCATACATCCCAAATTTCTTAGCTTCTTCATCAATCTCAGGTTTTCCTTCAGTATTTTCATCACTACCAAGACCTTTCATTATTCCAAGAATAAGTTCGGCCATGGCTATCATAGCTTTGGATAAAATAATTCCAGCATTAGCAATGTCGGGAGCCATTTTAGTAAACTCATCAACAAATTTACTTACTTCTGGCATGACCATAAGAAGTTTGTCTTTAATGAGATTCATTGCTGTTTCCCATTTTTGACCACTGGTTTGCAATACTGTGTTTTCTTTATCTCTTTCAGTCTCCAAACTAGTATTAGCTTTGGCTAAACTTTTAATAAACTCTTCTACTGCTTTAGCTCCTTCATCTTTAGAATCCTTGTCATTTTCTCCTCTAGCTTTTGCGTTTTTATAATTATCAGAATAAATATTGCTATAAGCTCCAATAAATTTTTGAGATTCATCCGTAAAACCTAGTTTAGTTAATTTACCAACATTTCCTTGAGTTTTACGGAAAATATCTCCTATAAATTTAGCTGGATCTGCTAATTGCTCTACTCCAGAAGCATCTTTAATAACTGATTTTCTATCAACTTTCTTTCCTAATTTTAAAGATTCTTGAGTGAATTTTGACAAGCCGGTCATAGCTTCATCTTCTGAACCAATTTTAGGTTTAGCAGTTTGAAGTAAAGCTGAAGCCATAGATAAACCATCTTCTCCTTGAAATTTACCCGCTACTGCTGATAATTTTCCACCCAGTTTGGCAATAGATTTTAAAGGAATAGATCCTGTATCGCCTTGAGCTAGAAGTTTTAATAGTTTGTCTTGAACATTTTTAGTGGTATCACCTTCATTAGTGATATTACCAGCTAAGCTATATAGTTCTTTGGAATCAAAACCTCTTCCTTTAGAAATAGTAGCAATGGTATCCATTAACTCGAAACCCATTTTGGATTTACCAGTTAAATCTTGAAAAAGACCTTGGCCTTCTAGCAATTCATTAGTTCCAACGTTATGTTTTAAAGAGGCGGCTCTAACATTGCTTTGAATTTCTTGAGAAGTAACTTGTCCCATAGAAGAGTTGGCAATTTGGGCTGATTTAGTTTCAAGTTCCATTGCTGGTTTAATAACATCTTGCAAAACAAAACTGGCAAATTGTTTTAAAGCAGCAGTAGCTAATTCAATGCCACCTTTCATTAAAGCGGCAGCACCTCCAACTATAGCGCCAGCTTTCATCAAACCAATTGTATCGCTTCCTCCTGAACCAATTTCAGAAAAAGAACTAGAAGCTCCTCCTCCAAAAGCAGAACTATGTGCACTATTAGTTCCAGATAAAGCTCTCTTAGCTTGGTTTTTATTACTCAGAGCTTGGCTTAAACTTTCTTCTACTTTAGCTGAAGCTCTAAGGATAGCTTCTTTATCTTTAACTTCATTTTTAATAATTTCTAATCGTTTTTTAGATGCACTTTCGGCAGATCGAATAGATTCATGCTCCAAATCAATCAAAACTGATTTTATTGATTTTAAAGTATTAAGTACCTCAGATACTCCTTCAGGTCTTAAAGAAATTATAATTGGAGCAGTCATAATGAATCCTTATTATTTATTTGGCCGTAGCTTTAGCATATGCTCTTTGAGCTGCTATGATACAGAGCTGTTGGCCGTCCGTAAGTTGTGCAATTCCAACGCCATAAGCAAAATTAGCGTTGTCTGGGCACCCAAGGAGAGAAAACCTAAAGGGTATTTGCTACCTCCCTCACCCAACCTTTCAATCCAAGCTTCATATTCTTCATTTCCCATAGCAGAGATAATAGGGCCAGTTTCCATTTGAACATAAAGATATTGCCTCATTAAAACTCCGACCTCATCTATAGTTAATTTACGGCTAATATCATCTACTGAAGGAAAAAAAGCTTTACTTAAATCTTCTGCTTTTCTACAAGCTTTGAATAAGATTTCAGCTGAGGAGCGATTTTCATAAACGGTTTTATATCCTTCGGCCATTTCATCAGATTTTGGCATATCTCCAGAGTTTTCTTTTAAGATTTTACGAGCATATCTCTCAGAATTAGCCGCTACAATTACTGATTCTTCTGAAGTCAAAGCTACCATAGCAATTTGACCAATACATTTACCATCTGAATCTTTGCGAGGGAAATCAACTAATTTATGTGGTCTGGGCATTTCATTAATTCTAGCCCAAAGTTCTTCTGCTGAAATGTTTTTAGGAGGAAATTGTGTCATGGTTCGTTCCTTGTTATAAAAATAAGAATAAAAAAAAGCGGTAGCTACATCATCAAATCTACAAGTCCAGACACAGGTAGATTCAACGGTCGCTACCGCTAAAAAAATATTCAGTGGAAGGCAGTCGGCCTAATCCATCATTTGTTTTAATGTAATTTATAAATTATCTATTAAATTTAGAAGTGTCTGGCTTCTAAATTTATATTAACTTATTTTAGTTATTCCCAATCAGCCGGCCCACCTCTAAATTCGAAATCTAGTTTGGAAGCTCCATCTACCGCATGAGAAAAGTTGTCGCTAAAAATACTTCCTTTAACAGTTAAAGTTTTTCCAGCCGCAAAAATGCTAATTTCTACGGGTATGTCAGCTTTAACGAAAAATAGACCAGGGTTTACTTCAAAGTCTGCTGTAGGAACGGCATTAGAAACCGAAATCATTGTCATTCCTGATCCAGGACTTTCACCTGCATAGCCTAAAGCTACTGTTTTAACCGGCTGTGAGCCACTTTCTCTTTTGATTGTAACTGAAGTTTCTTGAGTTAGTTGGTTACTATTTAAGTAAATTGTAGCTTTAGTATAAGTTTGTGAGTTGCCCATGTTGAATTATTCCTTGCGTTATTATTTTAAGATTAACCAACCTGATCAACTTTGAGAGCTATCTGATCAAGAATATCAATAGGTTGTAGAGGTATACGAGCGCTCAATCTAGTAGAAGGAGATGTTTCTCTAATTGCCTGTGTTTGAAGAATAATAGTAGCTACATTCTGTAGTAAATCATCTTCACCATAGTCTCGAACTAATCGATTAATTGAAGTTTTTAGAACTCTAGGAGTAACTACATTTGGACCTGGTACTGGAGCATTACCAACAGGATCATTTCCAATTAATTTACCTCGAAGTGTTAGAGAAACTTTAGTTACCAAATCATCTGTAAATCGATCACAAACTGTAACTTTATGTGCATCTCGAATACGATAATCAACTACCGAACCACTTAAAGAACGTGTCGTGATTCTTTTAACTAGATAAGTTGAACCATTGGTATTAACAGCAATAGGTGTCAAACCATTATTGAGAGCGGAAAGAATTTGTGAACGAGTTGGAGCAGCACCTGACAATGGAGCTTTTACTTTCCAATGAGTAGATGTGTCCGAATCATTACCATAAGAACTAAAGTTTAAACGAGGAATGAGTGGAGCTTCTTCTAGAGAATAAACCGCAGCAGCGTTAGCAGCAATTTCACCAGGCGACCAATCAGACTGAACTTGCCAAATTACTTCAGCACGAGCACCATTTAAAGCAATAGCAACAGTATTACCATTGCTAACAGTATCCAAAGAACCTGCAAAAACTCTTTGTCGAATACCATTAACTGGTAGAGCTTGAGTATTAACTTGAGATAATAGAGCACCAACTTGGGTTCCATCTTGAGCAGCACTAACAATGTAGTAAAATCTCTTGGCTAGAATAGTGGCCAAAGCAGTAACGTTAGAATCGCTAACACCTCCGCCTGTAAAGACAGTGGAAGCAACAGGAGTGACAGTTGTGCCAATACCTGAAGGTAGAATTTGCGCAAAATATCGAATGAAGTTACCACGTAATCCACCTTGACGTGAAGTTAAGGTAATAACACCAGCTGAATTGGTCGCAGTTGCAGCCCAATGAGTTTTGGCATTAACTTGGGCAATAGCGTTAGTAGCGATGGTGGTTGGAGTATCTCCTGAAACGATACCTGTATCCACAAACTCATCACCAACATAAATTCTTAAAACGCCACCAGAAGTAGCGTTAGTTGCAACAGTAATTGTACCAGTAGCAATTGTATTTGATCCGCCTTCTGAAACTGCAATAAAATATAGAGGACTGGTTGTATTAACAGCTAGAAATCTACGAATCATTTTATGTAATTCAGAACCTGTACCAGCTAAAGCAATTGCATCTGTTTCTGAAGTAAAAGAAACAGGAGTGTCAGGACCGTAAATAACCGTATCAGCAGTAGCCGAACCAGCTGAAGTTTTGTTGCCTATGAGTAAAACTGGATAGGTATTGGTTCCTGAAGAAGCAGCACCTTGAGCAAAAGATATTTCTGCATATTCTCCGGGAATCGGATCATTTGCAGCTAAACCAGTAAGAGGAATAGAAGCGACCATGAATTTTCCTTATTTATTTGTGATTTGTGAAAATTTAATACCACAAAGAAGAGCGGATTCTTGATCCATTACTTCTAAGTCACCGTCTTTCACGGCTTGAACGTATTCAGCACGAAATGGAATTACTTCGCCTTCTTCTTTAGGAACCCAACCTCCACACTCACCTAAACTAGGATCTAATCTACGGCCTATGAATCTACGTACTCCAGCATCCATAGCTTCATAGTTTTGGACTAAGGCTGTATGAGCCGCTTTTACTTTTAATGTTTTTTTCATAGTACCTTGTACCTATTGATGTAAGTGTTAGACTAAGTAAGCCTAAATTGACCAAAATTATGTTATTCAGTTAAGTCTGTTGCAAATTCTATTAAATCAATATTAGGATCTCCTGATTGATCGGCATATTGTACATAACCATCTAATCCATCCAAAGGATCGTAAGAACCGATAACAAAATCTCTGCGCTCTTTAACATGTAGAGTTAATTCTACAGCTGGAAAAAAGACATTGGTTTGAGCTACTGATCCTGGCATAGAGCCAAAACTACAACTAACAATTGACATTTCCTCAATACCAGCATCTCTAATAACTTGCTGTCCTGCATTATAATTAGGATCAAAACCAACTTCAGTTCTATCTAAAATTATTCTAGTAACTGAACGTAAGGCTGGACTAAGTTTTTCCATTTGAGCTGCATTTAAAGGAGGTAAAGCATATAGAAGTTTCAAAGTTCTATTTAGTTCATACCAATGTCTAGTTCTTTCTCCATAAGTTTCTTCAAAAGAATACAGAGCTAGCAATGGAAATTTGGTTTGAATTTGAGTCAAAAAAGGGCTAGGATCATAAGGCAATTTATAATTAACTACTTTACCAAGCAAATCTAAAGGAACTAAATCAGTATCAACAACTATAGCATCCCACCTTGGACCTAAATATAAATTTAACACTGCTTCATAGAAATCTAGTAAATAAAAAATTGCTGGATCTGCATCTTGTAAAAATGAATTGCTAGTTAAAGCTATTGGATAGATTACTCCTCCAACCTGGAATGTAGCTTCTTCTAAGGCCATAATTATTAACCAATTTTCAGATAATCATTAAAGACTTCTTGAATTCGAGAGATTGCAGCTTGCTTGGATTGTTCTACGAAAGGTTGTGCTTTAGCTGGACCCACAGACTTTCTAAAAAGAGTTTGACCATTAGATAGAGTAAACCTTAATATTTTTCCTGGAGCAGCCACAATGCCAGGACGGCCGTTTTCTATGTAAGTGGCGTAATCTTTTTTGGAAACAACATCTCTACCGGAAACACCAGAATTATTTTTGCTTTCAAAAGACTTAGCTAATTTACCTTTAGTTCTTTTAGCTTCTTCTTCAGCAATAATTTTAGCACTTTGATTTAAAGCAGAATTAATTCTGATTTTAAAAGAAGCAATATACTTATCTAAATCAGCAATGAAATTCTTGGCATTTACGGTAGCATTAAGCATTTAATTCCTTAATATATAAAAGACCAATCTCCATCTAATCCAGTGTCTGGTTCAAGCACTGTTCCTGTTGGAGCAGCAGGACATGGACCAGGAGGAGTGGTAGTTAATTGATAAGTTTCTGAAAGCAATCCTATTAATACACCATATCTAGTTCCGGGATGAGCTGTATCTTCTAATGGTGTTGGATCTGTCCAGCTTTCTTGCCATTCTGTATTAATTAAATTAGCATAGGCTTGTGCAGCAACGCTTGCTTGAGCATAAGTCCAAGGAGTAGAATGTATGACATTATTTTGATCCACTGCTCCGTTGGCATAAAAACTACAGATATAAGAATTGTTATCAACTGGCATGTTTATTTTCCTTAATTTGATTTATTGAATTATGATTTGTTTGGTAATTAATTAGATTGTTCCATAACGAGATTGTACATAACTACAATATCTAACTCTTTCAGAAGTAGTCATTAAACGATTCATGAAAAATAACTCTCCAATTGTACCGCCTACAAAAGCTTGTTGAGCTGAAGAATTGACAGCACCAATAAATCCTTGACCAGTAGGATTGAAAACTGTTCTGGTAGGTGCTACTAACGATTGTTCTGTATTTGAAGTTCCCAAATAAAGTCTTAATGTGGCAAGAACATTGTTAGGTACATAAATTTCCACTGTACCAATCCAAACTTCAATGTTAGTAGTAGCATTACCGTCAATTGCGCCACCAACACTGTTAGAATAAAAATCTCTTGTAGTTGAGGTAAATGTATGAATACTAAAAGTACAACCTCCAAGCGCAGAGGTTGGAGCCCAAATAGTCCTAAATGCAGAGTTATCAGTGGATTGAAAAACTCCACCCAAGGTTATTGGGAATCTAGTAGTCTGTAATGTAAATGGAATTCCCAAAACTCGGCTTGTACCAAAAGCTAAACCATCTAATCCGTTAGACCAATTAGAGGTAATAGTAGGGCGTCTTGATGATGTGGCTTGTACAGCATGATAACCATTACCTGAAAGATCAGCCCATTTACTAACTCTTCCACTTGTCAAAGTAATAGTTTCAGGATCATTTCTGTAATAAGCAATAAGACCATTACCAATATGATCGCAGGCTCCATCCCTACGAGAAGCAGCTGAAACTCTACCAGTAGCTAAAACGCGATCGGAAGCTGAAACGCGTCCTGTAGCGGAAATTCTGCCTGTAGCTATTCCCATAATAATTCCTTATATTACTTTATGCATGTTAATTTATTATACTCGTTTATACGTAATGAATATTAGTATTACATTCTCCAGCTGTAGCCGAATCGGTAAAAGTTCCTGCTGTAGTAGACCAAGCAAAACTAATTCCAGTAGAGAAAAAACCACCACTACCACAAAAGAAATCGGTTCCAAGAGTAGATGCCGAACCTGCTGGTACGAGAAAAGAATATAATGGAACTTCAGTTGCTACTGGTGCTGTAGCTTTATTGTGTAACTGGAAGAAACGCGCTGCGGCATTGGTATTGGAAACACGAATACTTAAAATGTTACCGGCAGAAGCTTTGATATTTGCTTTGGTAGCTGCACCAAAATTTGTAGCTAAAGTTGGCGCATAAGTGTTAACAGCTAAAGGCTTATATATTATTGCAGCTACGCCATTGGAATTGTCTTCATACACGCCTTTAAAACCCTCTACTACATCGCACCCTGTAATATCAGCACTTACACTGTGTGCAGTAATAATTCCGGCTGTCGTAGCTCCTTTCGCTCCTCCTTTAACAATAGCTACCAAGGCGCCGCCAGTTAAAGTTGCATCCAACGCAAGTCCATTATCTGAAGCAATAACAACTGGAGTGGATCCTGCCATTGTCTTTTGGCCAAGAGATCCAAATTTAGCATTTAAACCACTGGTATTACTATCAATTAAATCTAAATCTCCAGCAATATAAGTTAAAGCTGCAATTTCTGTGGTTTGATTATCAGCAGAAGCTGTACCAGCTCCGCCTGAAGTTCCATCAGAACCTACAATATAAACGTTCTGAGCTTCTCCGCCATTAGGTGTAACAGTCATAATAATATTTCCTTGAATTTAGGATTGCAATTTACTATATAAATTTGCTAAGATTGGGTTGCGTTTCTACGAATGACGAAGTTGTAATGTAAGTTGCGAGAAAAATTAACCTTGATTAAATTAAACCAATGTCCATTAGTCATGCCTGGACCTTCCATTTTAAATTGAATATCTTGAGGATTAGTATCAACTAAAACATCAAAATCATCTGGAATGTTGCCATAAATACTTCCATCAAAATCAGTATATTGAGGAGTAACTGGTCCAATTTGATAATCTCCTTGTTGATATAGCCCATTAGAGGCTATAATCTCATCTTGAGTTAACAATTTGACTTTAGGACGATTAATATTTTTATGAACTAAAATTGGATAATCAATAAAAGAGGTTGTTCCAACTCCAGGACGATCACCTGTAAATTGAGAAACTCTAAGAGTAACATCATATCTACGGAAATCTAATGCTGGAGAGATTCCTCTGGTTGAATCTAGAATTCTCAATAAGGAATCTCTTAAAGACATAAATATCCTTTAACGAAAGCCTAAGTTGAAATTAAATCCAGCTCCAGTCATACTACCAAATTGCTTCCATTGATCTCCTATGTAACCTTCTGTACCGAAAATACGGCAGATAATAGGTACACCAAAAATAATAGATAATTGATTGCAGAATTTGTTAGCCTGTTGATTTAAAGAAACTACAGGAGAACTTCCGCTTTTGTCAGGATACCATTCTACTTCTTGATTATCAGCAGATTTTAATCCAGCTGTATCTAAAGCAGAAGTTAAAAAAGATTCTACAACTGCAATTTTAGATAGAATATCTCTAACATCAGCTACTGCATCAACATCGTTTCCAACCACTTCAATAGCTGATTCTAAACGAGGATTTGATTGCCTGTAGACTTGAGGATAACCAAGATATTTACGTATTTTGTAAGACTCAGCGCTTGTAAATGACACAATTATCCTCCACTGAAAATTTTGCGTTATCAAACCTAATTTGCTCATTAACTTCTTCAGAAATATAGCGATGATAATCTACTTCTAAAGGAATTTTATGAATTTCAATTATATCATATAATTCTTCTGGCAAATCAACATGCTTCCAAGCCAAAATAAAATATTCTTTACCTTGATGCGTGAATTTAACACTTTTGCCAGAAGAATTAACAAAATACATAATTCCTTTAAGGCGCTTCTATAACTAAAGCTTGAGAAGTAAATGCAGCCGCGAAATGTGAATTGGTTTTAGCTTTACATTCATTAACCAAAGTTACCAAAGTAGTTTCATCAGTCGCATCGTCAGCAGTAATGGTATTTAATGTATCAGCTACGGGATGAAAAACAGCAGAAGCAATATGAAGATTGAATTTAGCTTTATATTGATTTGCTAAAGTTTCGGCAGAAGCTGGGTCAGTAGCTATAGGAGCAGTAAGTACATTGGTACTATCAACACTAATGTGACAACCTAAACCAGTAACTGAATCACAATCACTAGCTAAATGCACACCATAAGCAGTAGAACAAGCATTGATTAAATCAATTGCAGTTGTCTCATAACCGTCTTGATAGCCATCATAAACAGCATCATCTAAATCAATTGCAGTAGTAGCGTCGGCATGAAAGATTAGACCATTGCGTAATTTCAATAAATCCAACCGTAAAAGATTATCATTATCTAAAGAAGCTTGGGCTTTGAGACCCGCAAAATTTCGAACAAGAGTTGACATATTTTAATTCCTTGAAGTTTATTCTGAATTTTTAAAAAAAAGAAAATGGGTGGATTTATTGCATTAAAAACAAATCCACCCATCTTTTTATTAAGCCACGTTAAAACGAACTCCACATGTATTAGGTCTGTCAACACAAAGTTGAATATAGGATTTCATCATAGCTTTATCCGAGTCACCAGTATGGGCTAGCATTTCTAGTTGGAAACCAAAAGGTAATGGACCAAAACCATCATCGCCAACCACTGAAAGAATTTCATCATTCATACCAGGAATATTGGAAAGATTCATTGGAAGAACTTCTAGAAAAGCGTGTTGCGAATTGACGTAATAGATTTTACCATCAGTCGCATCTTTATCTTCGACGAAAGTACAACCATCAAAGCGAATACCACCAATACCACCTTCAAGAGTAAATTTACCCGCCGCAGTTGATACATCGGGAACTACAACAAAAGTGTATTGTTTTTGAGGATCAAATAAACCAGCCATTTTCGTTAAAACATTTGGGTGAACGAAAGCCACATCAGGACGCATACCAGAAGCAATATAAATCGCCTGCATATCTGAACGTATTTGCGCAAAAGTTAAAGCAGCCGCAGGACCAGCTGAATTGAATAAACTAGGTTGGAAATAAGTTTTGGTTACACGATCAATAGTAGCGTAGGTGTTAGTAATGCTACCAATAGCCACATCAAGACCCGCAATTTCAGAACCAGTACCAGGACCAGTATAGATTTTAGCATTAATACCAGAAGCTAAAGCTGTAGCTGAATTGGTCATATTTCGTGCCCAAAGTTCTAGATTACCCATAGGTGAGCCAGAACCAATAGCAGTAGCTTGTGCTAAACCACCAACGTGAAAGTTGGAACGATATGTAGCCCAACTTAGTAAACCTTGGTCTTGAGCATCAGAGCCAAAATTTGCAGCATCGGCGCCTTCTGAATAATTTTCAAATACGGCACCCGAACTTTCAGCTACGAAAGCTACGTTTTTACCAGCGCCTACACGCATAGGTAACATTTTAGCAATCACAGACTGACGATTGGTTTGACGAACTACATCGCCTTTAAATTGTTGAGCAAGAACGATAAGAGCAAGTGTTTGAAGTGTATCGGCCATTTGAGATTCCTTGAAATTTTAAAGTTTTAAACCGAGTTTAGACAGCATAGAAGCTGCGTCGGAGAAATTACCTTTAACAAGACTGTTGTTATTGCCTTCTTGTGAGGTACGTGTTGGTAGAGGATTTGACACAGTGCGTAAACCGCCTGTTTTACTAGTGACTGGAGCTGGCAAAAAGATTAGAGCATCTTTGCTTTTAAGATATTGTTTTACTCCTTCTTGAACATCTATTTCATTATCGGCATCAACTTGATAAGCCATTGAGCCATCTTCACCAACTTTGATTTTTTTATCAGCATGGAAAATCAATTTAGCTACGTGATCAACTGCATCTGGACGAACTTTACCATTTAGAATAGTTTTAAGTTGTCCAAAAGCTTCTTTTTCACGGATGCTTTTGGCTTGCAAAGCAGTTGCATCTTCTTTTTGTTTCAGAGTTTTTTGCATTAATTCAAGTTGTTTTTGAAGTGCAATTACTTCTGAATTTGATTGAGAATTTGATGGAACTGAATTGGAAGCGATGGTAGATTTTTCTTGTGATTTTTCTAAAAATTGTTCTTTAAAAGGAGATAATGAAGTTTCTAACATTTCAGCTAATCGTTTATCATAACGTTTGTCTCTTCCAGCTAAAGCAGAATTAACAATTTCATGAATTCGAGCTTCTGTTAAAACACCTGAATCTTTATGTTCAATATCTTGAGTTGATCCTGATACGTTTGGGTCATTTACGCTTGGCATATTTTCCTCCTGTTTGAATTGGTGCCACACCAATTCATTCAGCAACGGTTATCCGACCGCCGGTTTTTGGGTTGGGATTGTAGGAGTTAATTTTGAAGGAACTTCTACAATCGGTTTAGCCTCAATTGGCTGAAATTTATATTTAGTGATGTAATCGCTTATTTCATCTTTAACATTTTGTGCTAAATCTGGTAAGGTAACATGAACAATTTGACGAGCTAATTCTTTTTGCAATGGTTCACATTCCTGTATCATTGGAATATTTAAATCTTTAATAGCTTGCAATGTTTCTAAAGTTTCTTTGGAATCTTCTGATGTAAATTCATTCATTCCTTCAATAGAAAATTTAATATCTTGATCACCACGAGCATCTGAAATTAATTCATAAAGTTCTTCAATAAAAGCTTTTACAACGTCAGCATAAGCATAAAGAATAATTTCAGTAGATTTACTATCCTGTTTTTTAGACTCTCCGGATCTTTTAATAGCACCAGAACCGTTAGCCACAGAAAGAGACATTTGCATAGCTAAACTATGTAAATCATTTTTAAATTGATCTACTCTTTTAGCAATTTCTGTAAAAGAATCTACTGGAGGAGAAATCCAATCAAATGATTCACTTTCACCAATTTTAATACCAAAATTATCATTACTGGTATTTAGTTTTATAGCATCAGAATTACTTTTATAAACAGCTGTAGGATAACAAGCTCTACGCATGCTCCAACCTAAAGCATTATTCATTCTAAAATGTTCAATTTGTGCATCAGCTAGACGATTAACTAACCATAGTCCGGCTGGAATTTTCAAACAAACGAATGGAACTTTAGGAAATCGATGTGAAATTTTTCCTAGGGTTGGAATAGGTGTATCATTATTAGGTTTTTTATTAGCTTCATAAGAAATTTGAAAAGTCTCTACATCTGCTTGATCGTAGATTTTCCAAGTCTCAGTAACAGTATTTCTAGTATCATAAGGAGAATAACGTTTTTTATCTACTTTATGAGTGATAACCCAAATTAGATTATTACGATCATCCACTTCCCAATCAAAAACATCTTCAGCTTCTACTGTAGAAATTTTAACAATTCCTAAACCTTTATCATTATATGTTGCTAAGTCTTCAGGTAAAGGCTCTCCATCATTAGGAAGCTCAGTTAAAACCCAAGCACAACCTTTGATTAAAGAATTAATAAAAACGGCTCTAGTAAAGGTTAATAAATCATCTCCATTATCATTACATTTTTCTTTGAATTCAGAATAAAAAATATCCAATTCTTCTGAATTACTTCTTACGATAAAAGGACTGGAAAATAACTGTGAAGCAAATTGATTAACGATTGAATTGATAAAGGGTTCGTAAGTAGATTCTCTAATTCTAGCTTGATAAACTTCAGAAGGTTCGAGTGCATTTTTATTTAAGAATCTATTAGCCAAATTACGAAAAACATGACCGCCCTGATAAAGTGCATCATACTTTTCTAGTAGATCACCATTCCAGCAATCGTGTTTTTGGTTAAGTTGTTTATATTTCACTGTTGCCTTATATGTGTATTAGTGTAAGTGAGGGACAGATTAAGCCTAAATTGACCAAAATAAATTAAAAAGCTGTAAATCTTTCTGTAATAGATCCTTTAGAAGGGTTGATTCCATCAAAGAATTCTGTCATTAGCCAAACAAAAGCGTCCATTCGATCAGGAGATTTATCACCAAGGGTCCAAGTAGTAAGTTGCATTTCTAATTTAGGATGATGACCGACCAATCTAACATTGCCATTTTGAACTAAAGCTGAAATAGGTCTAGCTCTGGTAACTTTATCTTTTCCAGCTGTAGCATAGACAGCTTTCATTTGAGGTTTTAGCTTTAAAATTCTAAAGATAGATGGTACTAAATCACCTCCATAATTAGCTTCATAAACAATGCAATTAACTTTATAATCCAAATAAGCTTGATAGGCCATTTTAACCCATTCCTCAGGTGAAGCTTTAACTGATAAATCTTTGATTAAATATCCTTTGCCATCAAAACCTAATCCTCCAATAACAATGCCACATTCACAGGCAGAATCTTTACCAGATCCAGAAGTATCAATAGCCATAACAATTTTGGAAAAAGATGGAGCTTTATCAACTCTTCCTAAATTTAACCAAGAAGATTTAAATAACGCTCCTGTAGCCTCTGCTAAAAGCTTTCCATCTAGTTCTTGGGCTGCAAAGTCAGTATTACCATAAAGTCTTTTAACATCATCTAGAACGCCAGCAGCAATATTGTGTTGGTTTTCTGTAGAAGATCCTTGAGTTAAAACAGTTCTTGGATTCTTGATCAAATCAAAGAATAATGGTTTAGGTTTTGGAGTGGTAGTTATGACACACTGCGCTAAACCTAAACGTAAGCCTGCAATAAATAAAGACCAAACTCCATCATCTCCTTCTAGATAATCAAAAGCTGCTACTTCATCTAACCAAGCAAAATCATGTTGAGGTCCACGAAGTCTTTCTGGTTCTTGGCCTGTATAAACAAAAGCTTCAGCTCCATTATGAAAAGTTAGTGTTCTTTTTTCTCCACCAACATAGACAGGTCTTTGATGAGGAGGAAAAACATTCATTAAACCTGATTCACCATTAATCATAACTTTAAGAACATCAGAATGAGTTGGTCCAATTAAAGCAATTCTTTTAACCTCACCAGCTAGAACTTTGGCTTTAATTAATTCAGCAGCCATTCTAGTTTTACCAAAGAAACGACCAGCCAGAATTAACCAAAACTTCCAACCTAAAGGATCATCAACATAATCTATAGGAGGAGGTAATTGTTTAGGACGAGCCCAAAAGTCCCATCTATATAGAAGTATTGACTTTTCTCGATCAGTCAATGAAGCAAGAAATTCAGGACTTAATTCTTCAATTTGGCTTTTTCCTGAAGGAGACCATATTTTTAAGTCCACGACATTTCCTTAATTAATTAGTAGTAGTTATAAGTTTTGCTTTTTTAAGTTTCTCATCAAACTCTCGGGCCACACTTTCATAATTATCTTTTACATTATCAATATCCACGCCCATCATAGCTAAAGCAATTTGAGTTTCTTTTTGTTCTAATTGTACCATTTTAATGTAATTGGGTAAATAACTAGCAATAGTTTTATGTTCATTCCATAACTCTTCTGATCTAAGTCCTAATTTACCAAGTCTTTCTAAACATAAATCAAATAATTGTTTTTTATTAGTAATTAATTTGGGAGAATCAGCAACAGTTATTAACTCTTGAACTTGAGTTTCAATAATTTCAGCTTTATTTTCAAAAATTTCATTGGTTTTTTTTTGCTTCCTTACTACTTTAGAAACCCTAAAATGATCATCTTTTAAAACATGACTAATAGTAACATGAGAGATTTTAATTGATTTTTCTTTCAATAACCACTTAGAAATTTCCCTAGTAGTTTTGCCAGATAAAGCAAGATCAACAATATTTTTAGTTATCTCAGGAGTTAATTGACCACTATTTTTGTTCATAATAACCTTAAATGAAATTAAATTGAGATTCAATTTCAATCAGTAAAGTTTGTTTGGTAACTTCCTCTGCTACTTTGCCAGAAATACTTTTACTAACTACTCTGCCGCTGATTTTTCTTAATTTATCATCATTTGGCACAGTGTAAAAAAGAGTAATAGCACCTAAATTAGGATTCCACTCTAGTCCTTTGGTAGGTACTACTGAAATTAAAGTAATATAATCACCCTTCAAGCTTTGGTTAATTTCGAAATCCATTAACTCTAATAGCAATTCTTCTTTGTTATTAAAGAATTTATAATCGTTTGAGATTTCATATTTTTTGGTTTTATTTTTCATTTGGCCTTGGGATAAACAAAAGCCACTATACCTAAAAGTATAATGGCCCAGTAGAGCAGCGGAAGTAGTTGCGTATTATTCCTGACAATTTCGAATAATCTTACCTGAGGAAGTATCAATCTGGTCTTTTTCACCCAGGAAATAACGATACTTTAAATCTTTGCGAAGTTGTTCTAATTGAAGTTCTATGACTTGAACTTTGGTTTTTTGTAATTCAAGATCTTTCATACCTAAAATGAGGCTTAAAAGTTCTTGAGAGCTGAGAAATTCTTCTTTGGTTAAGTTTTCCATCTATTTCCTATTTGAATTTAAAATTTTTCATCCGTAACAAAATAGTAGTATAATATAGTTTTAGTAGTTTGGGATATTTAATCAAAGTGGTAGAACTCATCATTCTAAAACAATGAATAATAATTTTTTTAGAATGTAAATCTTGATATTCAGAATTAGGTATTTTAGTAGCTTTGATAATAATTTTATCAGAAGATGTCATATAATTAAAATTATACTCAGTTACATCTTGTTTATCTTCTAGTAAATGAAGAAATAAATTAAAATATTGTAATTCTAATTCTTTATCTATTTCATTTAAATTATCTGTTAAAGTGTATACTTTTTGAAAGTACATGATTTTTCCTTAATTTGTCTGGAATTGAGGATAGAGACTTAGGCATTTAAAATGAGTGCCGTATTTTAATTCATCAAAATTGATAGAATTTAAAACAAATTCTGGACAATTCTCAAGATAATAATCAGTTTGAAATAAACCTGTTTTATCCTTAGAGATGGATTTCCAGAATTTACCTATCAATTCTCCACATGACTTACAATAAATTAATTTAGATTGTTGTTCATTGCAAGTCATAATTTTTCTCCAAAGAGATGATTGAATCTTTCTATTTTGGCCAAAGTGTCAGTTAAGCAATTCCAATGTAGGCCTGAAGATAGATTGTCGAATTTAAAAGAATTTAGAATAACATTGTCTGGAACTAAACTATTGGAATAAAAAGTTCCAATTGGTTTATGACACACTGCACAATGAATGGATTTTGGTTGTGTCATTATTATTAAGGCTTGTTAATGTGATTGGTGTAAGTGTTAACCTAAAACTGCCGAAATTGGACAATTATTTTTTTTCTGTTAAGTACATTAAGGATTGTTAAGGAATTGTTAAGACTGTTAATCAATTTTGTTAAGAAGTCTGTTAAGCATTTTTAGAAGGTTGACTTCTACTGATTGAAGTTTATTTAATTGTGATAGTTGTGGAAAAATTTTATTAATTAATTTAAACATGTTGATCCTTATTGAGTTCAGCACTAACCAATTGAATATTAATTTGGTTAGCAGTTTCAGCAGTGTTGATTTCACATTGAGGATTTCTTTTAATAAAATCTACAATGAAATTACGTAACTCATCACGTTGAGCTTTTGGAAGAATGCTATGTTGGTGATTTACCCAGTTCATATAATTTATGTCTTAGTATTGATATATTTTGATAATTTATTTTGCTGATTGTAGTTTTTTTACTTGGACGCTTAATTCTTCAATTTTGTCATTGGCTTGGTTCAATTTACTATTAAGAGTGGAGATGGTCTGTTTCAGTAATTTAATAGTTTCTTTTAAAGAATTGATGGTTTCTAAATTATTAATATCTTCAACAAAAAGTTGAGGTAGGGCGTTTTTTAATAATTGTTCAGTGGTATAATTTTTTGAGCCAACTTTAATCAAAACCTCTATTTTCCTAGATATTTCTAATTTTCTTAATAATTGAACAGTTTTTCTTTCTGGCCGATAAGTTGTAATATTTAGTAATTTAGCGGTTTGACTCATGCTCAATAATTTATCCACATTGTCCTTAGTGGTACGCTAGTACCTAGCAGTAACTAGCAGTGTTTGGGATTGTTTTTCATTATTTCTACATAGGCTGTAATAGCTTCATTGTGTAATCTAGTTACTTCCTTTTGAAGACCATGTTTAATAGAACGAAATTCTTTTTTAATTTTATCAGTGGAATCAAAAGCTAATAGATTTTTTTGTAATTTCTTGCCTAGTTTAGTTAAAGGTATTACTCCAACTCCTGGTCCAAATTCTTTAGCTAATTCTGAATCATATTGTTTTTCTTCGTAATAAGCCTCTAGAATAACTTTATTACGTGCTGAGAGTTGTTGATAGTTTCTTAGGATATTGCGATTCTTACCAGTAGCTGCAAGAATATCATAAGCTGTAGTAGTGTTTTTAGACAATTCAATAAAAGATTGTAGATCAACCTCATCTTGATGCTTGGTAGAATATTTTGAAGCCAAGATGAAAGCAGCCATGGTTGAATGAAAGCCCATCTCTGAGTCTGATTGATAAAAAAGCCATTCAAGTTCTGAGATGGCTTTTTCTGTTGGAGTGTGTTTTTTCATAATTTATCCTTTCTAAATATTATAATAAGATAATGACAGAAAGGATAAATTATTTTAACTAAATTTTGCTTTTTATTTCTTCAAGAACAGTTTTAAAGCATTCTGTATGAAAATGTTTATAAACACCAACATCTGAATCTGGTGTTGCATGGCAAACAGAATTATGAACAAATGTTAATTCCTCATTATGGGTGGTTTTTTCAAATTCTCCACTCCAAACACTAACCATTCCTGCTGTAACTTTTGAACCTTCTATCATTTCTTTTTTGCAATAATCACAATGAAATATAATAGTAGTTCTAGTTTCTTCACTAAGAGGTTTATTATTTTTTTCAACGGTCATTTTCATTACTGTTTTCATTTTTTTTTCTTTCTTAATTGAGTTTTCGGTTAGGTTCTGGTTTGACTGTTATTGGAGCTTCTTCCATATCTTTAACTAAAGAATCCCAAATTGCAGTCATCATATAGAGAAAGTCTTGTTTATTATTGCCTGAAGCTAAAACTGTTTGTGCAGTCATTCCAGCACAGCCAAAGGTAACTTCTGCTAAAACACTTCGGTTGGGAAATTGATCAATAATTTTGTCAACTAAAGTGGTTAAATGATCTTCTACAACATCCATAATTTCATTGTTAATTGCTAATTTCATAACTAAATGATTTATTATGCCTAGATTATTTAATATTTTTTCTAGCTATATTACATTTTACACAGACCGGAACTATATTTCCCTCTACATAACCTTTAGAACGATCTTGGCGATATAAACCAATAGCAAACTCATTTAATCTTCTAAACTTATCCTGACAAAAATGACAAGGTTGATTGACTATTTTATAATATATTTCTTCCGTTAAATCAAATTCTACTTTTCTACTTCTAGCTTTAACTATTGCTATTTGAAAACGATGTGATATTTTATATTTTAAAACTTTGCTAGCATTAATAATTTTATAATTTCTTTGATAGTTAATTGATTTTATTGACTTTTTTTCTGCTCTAGTTAACTTTTTCTCTTTTATTGGTTTATAACTTCTAATTAAATTATCAATAAAATCATCAAACATTATTATAATCCTTAATTGTTTTATTTCTTTTGTATCGTTTTTTATTCTTCATTCTGCCGGCTTTTCTGACCAGCGCCAGTAAGCCAAAGGAATTGCGGATAATTAATTTAGGTAATTTCATATTTTAATTTAAAGGAAACTTTGTGATTGTTTTTTAGTTTAATAATTTTACCACTAGCCTGTAATTGATCTAAAGCTTGGTAAAGAAGATTTTCAGAAGTTTTCATGGCTTTTCTAAGATCTACCAAAGTCATTGCTCCTGGAATAAGGAATTTTAAAATATCCTTTTGATAATCTCTATAAACTTTATTAGACTTTGATTGATTCTTTAAAGCTTCATCTACCGCTTTTTTGATTAATACTTCTAGTTGCTCTTGACAGATGAAAGAAACATTTAAATTTGTCATGGTAGTTTTTCTTTCTTTAAATTACATTGCAGCTAAAGCGCCACGTTCAGTTAATGAAATATTTTTTTCTCTTTTGTTAGTAGGATTAACTTCTTCTTTAATAAATTCTTCATCAATCATCATTTTAATTTCATTACTGATAGACATATCTCTGCCGATTACTTTGCTTTTAAGATCTGTTTTATTCATAACTTTAGCAGCTAGTAAGGCGGCTAAAATTTGGTCTCTAATGGTAGTTTTTACTGATTCGCACTCTAAAAGACTAATCTCTACTTTAGAAGTTTTGTTAATATTTTCTAGAAATTCTCCTGTTTCTTCATATTTATAATGAATTGGAGCAAATTGAGCAAGACGACCTTTTGGGCAACAGAGTTTTAATTCTGAAGTACCTTCCTCTCGTTCTAGTGTCCACATAGCTCCACAAGCTCCTACTAAAGCGCTAGAACCTCTTAGAGCATCAATTCCTTTAGAACCCACTCCACCTTTACCAGCGTGGGCAATAAAAAGAATAGCACAGTTAGTCTCTTCAGAAACTCTGTTGGTTAAAGCGATAACACTTGATGATTCACTGCCATTTTCTTCTCCATCATAACTAGCTCTTAAACTATCGATAATACAAAGAGTACGACCTTTACAAATTGTTTTTAGATTTTCGTAAGCATTATCTTGATTAAGTTTCCAATTAGGTTGTTCATAATGTAAATCACCTTTCTTCCAAATAAAATCTACACCATTAGCTAATCTTTTGTAACCCATTTTGGTTAATGCTGAATTTGAATCCCAGTTTAAATGAGCAACTTTACCTTGACGTTGAATGGTATATTTTCCAAAGACTGGTTTTCCGGACATGACGCATAGAGCTAAATGACTGGCTAGATAAGTTTTACCAGCTCCTGATTCAGCTGTAAGAACAAAAGAGTCTCCAGGTACTAAACCTAATTCTCGACAGACCCAATCAAAATGCATATCTTCTAATTTATCTGAACCATCCCAATCCTCTCCAGCTGAAGGAGGAGCTAGGAAATTATCAATGGCATTTTCAATCATAATTTGTTCACCTGGTTCTAATCCTAATTTACCAGGAAGGAAATTTAATAAATGTACTCGGCGTTGATCTAAAGCTTTGTCTCTTTTGCTTTTGGCCGCATAAGCTTTATAGGCAGCATCACTAATATAAGGAGCTAAAAAGTATCTAACTGAATTCTCAATAGTTTCTTTTTTATGCCAGAATCTAGAAGCTTGATTATTAACATGACGCTCTAAAGCTTTTAATTCATGATCTTCAATTTGATTTGGAGATTTTAAATTGAGTTTACCAACAACCTCTTCTTCATTTCTTTCAAAGTTAACAAATTCATTGAGGTCGTTATCTGATTCATCTTGGTAGTTATTTTGATTCATTTGATTTTCCTTAGTTTGGAAGTCTGTTTGTGATGACTTCTATTATTATGTCTAGGAAATCATAGAACTCATAAAAAAAGTTAAAATAAATGAAAAAAAAGTTTTGACTATAATCCCATTCCCGGTGTGATAAATAACTACATATCCTACTTTGGAATAAAATTCTTACATACAGACCAGAACCGGAGGAGAATTAAATAAATTCATTTTTCCTAAATTAGAATACAACTCCTTCAAATTCCCGGGATTTTAGTCCTTTTACAGGAACCTATCTTGAGCACATATATAACGTTAGTTATATGTGTGCGAAGGTTTGATGTTGTTGAGATACTATTCCCATATTTATTCTCTAAGGAGTGGTATAAAAAGGAGTAGTATCCAATGTGTTACAAAGTAACTCGAAGTAGTACTCTGTGGTAGATGTGATCTGACTCCGTTCTCCTCTCCTCTGTATAAGGAATTTCTTTTCAAATGGCCGAAGGCCTTAGATGTGGTAGTTTATTAGCCCGGGAACGGGATTATAATTTATATATTAATTAAAAAAATAATTTCAAAAAAACTATCAATTATAAATTATTTGATATGTGAAAGATAATAATTCATTTAATCAAATTCAATATTCTCCTCCTTTAGTTTCTTTAAATCCTTTAGGTTCCCTAAAAGAAGTTAAACCAGAACGTAACTCTTGGCGAGATGAATGGATTAGCAATCGCCACCGTGAGTTTGGCTGGGACGCTCCAATGACTGATTTAGACTTTCCCGCCTTGGAATATAATAAAGGCGTTCCAGTGGCTTTAATTGAGTATAAACACTATAAAGCTAAAGTTACTCTTAATCATCCCAGCATGAAAGCTATGACTTGGATGGCTGACAAATGTGAAATTCCATTCTTCACAGTAATTTATTATCCAGAATTTAATAATTACTATGTTATTCCAATGAATACTTGTGCTAGCCAAGTTCCGCATTGTGAGATTTCTAGAATTTGGTCTGAGAAAAACTATGTTAAAATGCTTTACTGGTTAAGAAAAGTTACTTGTCCTCCAGAAATTTTAATCAAAATGAAAACTAATCTCTTGCCAGATTATGCTGAACCCATGACCATCATCGAATAAGGAAAAGAATGAAACTTACCAATAAGAAATTTGTTTTTATACTTGCTTTACAACTTTCCAGTCTGATTGTAAATTGCACCAATTGTTTTTTTTATTTGACTGAGCAGCCAAAAACCACTATATTCTTCCTCGATCAAGACGGAAAAAACAAGTCTTGAAGGAGAATAAATTATGTTAAATAAAAAATCTTTTATCTTTATTGCATCTTCTTTGCTTGCTGCTTGTGGTACTATTGATTCCCAAAATCTTTTTTGTAATCCTGATGGAGATTTTTTCGATCAATGTTCTTCTATTGGAGGAGCAGGCGATTCGGGTGATAGAGGTTATCATTATTCAGAACCGAATTCTAAACCAGAAAAGTGTTCTACCATAATGTGTCCTAATTTAACTGAATGTACTTGGGCAGATGATGGATGTGGTAATTTAGTTTATTGTGATAAATATAGTGAACCTTTAATGATCTGTAGTAAGAGTTATGGTGATACTGTTTATTGTTATTTTTCTAATTGTGAACAAAATAATTGTTCTGTGGTAGATATAGGGTGTTTTAATTATAATGCTATTGGAATCTGTGGTTCAGAAGAAAAATGCAAAATTCCTTAATCCATAATCAGGAAAAATATTAGCGTTATAGTAATAATTCCTTATTAATTATGTTGAATAAAAAAAAGGAGGGTTGAAATTTCAACCCTCCACAATTAATCACAATTAATAAGGAACTATGAAAAACATTACACTGCTAGGTACTAGCGTACCACTTATCACATCAATCTTATTTTGTTCGTCTGTTATTTTTTCCTTAGGTTGTTCTGACTGCCCAGAATCAAATTTATTACTTGATGGTTTTTTTGATCAATGTTCATCCATTGGTGGTGCTGAAAAAGAAAGAGACATCACTTTTGCCAGACCTGAAGTGGTAGATCCTACATCTAATTGTCTGACTTGCGATGAAGTTCCAGCTTGTACTGGATTAGGCTATAAAGAAGTTTGCGGAGGCTTAATCACTGGACAAGGTACTATTTGCGATAACAATCAACAACCAATCACTGGAACTGGATGTATCACTTATGGCGATAAAGGATATTGCTATAGCGATAATTGTGGTCCAGAAACCAATCTTTGTGATGTTATTCCTGTAGATTGTCCAGCTTTTGATTTTTCTAAAATTTGTGGCACAATAGAGCAATGCCCACCAGGTACTTTTTAATTTAAATCAACCAGGATCAGGAGGACCATTTGGACCCAAACTGACCTCAACTTTTTTGCTTGATTTAACTTTGCTTAAAATTACTAGAAGGTCATAGAGACTCATTGTAGCTTTATGACCTTTTCTTAATTCTTGAGCTACCTCTTTATCTAAGGAAACTTCCATGCTGATTGAAACCGGAACTGATTCTGTTAATGAAAATGACATAAGGACTCCATGTTGTATGTATTGATGTATATTTGGCAATTATTAACAGCCTGTGTTTGTTGGAAAAAACAATTTAAAGTAATCTCTATTTATTTAGCAGGATCTTTATTATTGGATATTTTGTGTCAATTTTTTCAATGGCTACAAATTTATCCCAAGCCTTATACTGGCTACGGTTTACTTCTGTGGTTGTTCTCCAGCGCCTGCTATTTATTACAACCCACTTTACTAACTTATCTCTCTGGTATGGCTTGCCAGTCCAAAACCTTTAAGGAAGTCAGTCTAATAAGTTTTCCAGCCATGATGATTTTGATTTATTGTTTATATCCTTGGGTGGCTGGATTGGCTATGTTGAGAGTTTTTTCAGCCTACTTTTTATCGCTATGCTTATTTAGCTCTATCGCTCTGATAAGTCAATTAAAATCACAATTCGGAATGCAAAAAATTCTGCTGCTCTTATGTAGTTTAGGCGGAGCAGCAGAATTCTTATTGTTAAACCATTTTAATTTTCTTCATGATTATTATTTGCTAAATCTTGGCAATGGCATTTTTTATTTGATAATTCTAATTGTTGTTTGGAAACATTCAAAATTAAAGAATGTACTTCCTCAGTAAAAGATATTATTAGTTTATTAAGATATAATAATTTTTCTTCTTCTTTGGTTAATTTTTCTTTAATTTCTTGATTTTTATAAAACAAATAATGCATTTCTGTTGTCAAGTAGAAAAAGAAAAAACCAGCTATAATTAGAATAACTAAGGCGAAATAAATTAAAGCAATTATAACCTTATAGAGGAGGCTTGATAGGAGCAGTAAAGAGATTGTTTCCATTTTTGACTCCTGAATTGTACATTTCATCAGGAGCCGAATATCCTGGATTGCTTTTTTCTCTGATTGTGGCTGCAATTTTCTCTATCTTATCATTCCTAATCTCACCTCGAACTGATTCCATTTCCTGATCAATTTTATTGATAATCCTACCTTCAACAGTTAGTAAGGCTTCTTTAAAAGTAACAATAGCTTCGGATATTTTATCAATAGCTTTGGTGTTATTTTCATAGAGCGTAAAATAACGATCATTGATTTTAGTAATTTCAATAGTTCTAGTTTCTAAAGCTGAACTTTTAGATTTCAAATACTCTTTAATTAAAAGAATCATATCAGCTCTTTGAGTCCAGATGATAATTAATAAAAAAGCTACCAAACCAATCCAAAAGTGACTGGATAAAGAAGCTAGGATTGAACTATAATCTAAAGTAATTCCATCAGATGCTAGAAACATTTTAATCTTCTCCAACTATAGTGCGTGTATAAGTGAAAGAGATATAATCAATAACTCCGTTAACTTTAGAATTAGCTCCCGATTCAGGAATGAATTCTACAAAATATCTTTGAGTTGATCTGTCAGCAGTATGGGCTATGGAAGATACTGTAATACTATGAGCAGCATCATAAGCAGTTCCAGTGACAGTATCTGATTGAGAGGCTAGAGTTAATGTTAAATTACTGCCTGAATCATAACGTTTAATATTAACTAAAGGTTGTGTAGCTCCTGTTGGCCAGGCAGATGTATGGCCAGTGGCAGGATCAACTCTGACAACTACTGTATTTAAAACTGCACCATGAGGAATATCTAATGGAAATTTTATATTTGCTCCTAATGCTGCACTTTGCCAAACACCTCCACCAATTTCGGTCCAAAATCCACTACTATCAAAAGGAGTTGAATTAACAATTCTAGTTACTGATCTAGAACTAACTGTATAAGATCCGGTATTGGTAAGATCGGATACTCTAGTATTTCCATCACATTGAAAATCAGTATCTACCAATAAACTGCCCGTAATTTCAGCATCATCAATAACAACATTGCTAAGAGTACTACTAGCTGTAGTTGTTAAATTGGTAATTGTAGCATTATTACTAACAGTTAAATTTGTTGCCGAGAGTGATGAAGCAGTAATAGCTCCAACAGTAATAGCTCCACTAACTCCTCGTTGAACTAAAGTATCAGCTATATTAGTTTTACTATAAAAGCTAGGATTTACTTGAATATCATTAGCATTAACTATAACGGTATTGTCGCCGTTTTGCCCTACATTATACGCTCCGCCACTAAAAATTAAACCTGCACCAGCCAAACCTCCACCACCAGTAAAAGCTCTGATTATAGGATTGTATTTAGAAACCCATCCAAATTGAGAATCTCCCTCGGTGGATTCAGCAAAAGCTCCAACTCTCAAACTATTAGCAGTTAAAACATAAACACCAAAAGTGGTAGTATAACTTGGTTGAGCTGTACCATTGATATCAAAGCCATTATTAACAACGCTCTGAAAGATTAAAGCAGCACCATCAGAGGTACTTGCTGGAGCAGTAAAAGTAGCAGTTTTGGTTACTGGATTAATGCTTGCAGCAATTTCTAAAGTAATAGTACTAGCTGAATTAAGCTCATCAGTATTAATACAAATAACTCGCCAAGTAGTTACGCCAGCAGCATCAGCTAAAGCAATAGTAACAGTGGCTGAAGGTGAAACATCTCTGCCATCAAGAGTTGGGCTACCATCAACAGTACATAATGGAGAAGGATTAGTGATTGTCATAATTGATATTCCTTATTTTTATTTTGAATCATCCATATTACTAACAGTATAGTTAATAGTAATTCCGTTAATTTGACAGTCTGCTAAAGCATCAGCTCCACCCTCTGAACTAAAAACTAAAGTGTATCTATTAAGAGTATTATCAACAGTTATTCCACCTATTGGAGCAACTTGAATGGTATGATTTAATTGATAAGCTGTTAAAGTTCCAGAAGGATCAGATCTAGCAAAACTAGTTGGCCCAGTACCATCTGCAACATTTCTAATTACTAAAGTAAAAATTGGTAAAATTAAAGAAAATCCGGTATGTGCAGGATTAGGTTTAATTGCAATAGTAGCAGTATGAAGAATTGCTCCATTAGGTAAGCTTAATTCCCACATGATATCAAAAGGATTAGTTCCAACGGTTTGAATATAACCGAATCCTAAAGTATCAATATTGTAACCACTAGAAGGAGAAAAAGGTGTAGTTTGTACAGCCCTAGTAAAAGTTCTAGGAGAATTGAACTTAACTTTATTAGAACCTGATAATTGAAAATCATCAGCTAGAATTGTTCCAGTAGCAATTAAAACTCCAGCTAATGAAATAGAAGCAGTAGGTCTAACAGTTAAAATAAAGGAGTTATTTAATGTTAAAGCTCCATTAACATTACCTGATAGAGTAGGATCATTAAAAGAAACAATACCATTTAAATTGATGGTATTACCAGCATTTTGATTTAAAACAGAAGTACTAGTTAAAGCTACAGTATCTGTAATAGTAATAGGATCGTTAAATGTAACGATTCCATTAAAAGTAGAGACTGAACCAGTATCAGTTAGAAAAACTCCTCCAGTCTTGACATCAAAAGTACCTGAAGAGATATTAATTATTGAACCAGTATTAACATTTAAGCTAGATCCAGTATTAAAATTAGCTTGGGTTCCAGTATTCCAATTGATTTTAGCTCCAGATCCAGCTACAGTCACATTGCTAGCCAGAGTATCTGTTTGTGATAATCTTTTATCTAAAGCGTTGGTTACATTGATATCCATAGCATTTTGTTGAGCTGAAGATAATTTTTCATTAGTAGCCCAACCAGCGGTTTTTACACGTGTAATAGTCATAGTTTTTCCTTAATCAAAGGCCTCATTGTCAAGATTGTTTTCATCATCTAAAAAGAAACCGTCACCATGAGTACCATTTCTAAACCAGTTGAAATCAACCCAAGCTGGCAAAAAGTTATCTAGAAAAGGATAAATTTGACCAACACGTTCATAGAAAGTAGCATTATTCATATTAAATGGTTGCAAGGTTTTAATAGCTACATAAGCCAAAGTGCTATACCAAGCTCCATCTCCTAGAGTAGCTCCACCTGGTATAGTGGCTCCTCCTGGAACAAATCCTATGGCAGTAGAAAAATCTCCATTAACGATATTGACATAGACGTCTTGCAAGATACTTTCTAGTAAATCATTAATAACCTGTTGAGTTCCGGCTTTACCAAAGTTAGCTAATTTAATTCCAATAGCATCTCTACGATCTACGTCTGTAGAAAATCTTCCAGGAACAATACCTAGAATTTTCTCCCACCTGGGTATAAAATCTGTCATCTTTTCGGGATTCCATTGATTAGCCAGCTTATTATTGGTAGACCAGAGATCAGCTAATGCTCGGGCTAAAGCATTATTTTCAGCCCAAACAATAGACTCTCCATCTTTACTTAAAGCCGTACCATCTTGCTCCATTAAGGAATTTAAGATGGTTTCATAAGCAGATTCTGTTGAAGCTCCAAATTTCTGAGGTGATGGATTAAAATTACCAGTCATAATTCCTTTAGATGGCCATTAAGTTAATTCTAACGCTTCCAGAAATAGGATCTGCCAATATGCCATCTTGTGTAGACCAGACTGCAATATTAAAAACATTAGCGCCTATTTTTTTACAATTGGCAAAATATCCATCAGCTAAATCTTCAATATTAGCAAATCCGACATTTAAATTAACTGAGTGAGTTGTACCTCTGGCATCCACTACTGAAGTTGGAAAAGTAACAGCATATAATCCAGGAATAAGTTTAACAACTACAGGTTTGACAGTATTATCATTACCATAAACTGCATCATAATCATTGGAAGCAATGGTAACAGTTGACCCAGATACTGTAAAAGCTACCCAAGCTCTAGTTGCTGTTCTAGTCATAGCAGAAGTATCACATCGAGAAGCATTGCTGGCTTCAGCTGATAAGTCTGTTTCAGGATCCTCCACTGGAGAATAATCTTGCAATTCTCCGCCATATTGAGCGTAGCTACTTTTTTCAGGTAACATGTTTAATTTCCTTATTCTTGTGAAGGATAAAATCCAATTTTATCAGGTACAATTTGAAATGGAGCATCAGTAATTAATGCCGGAACTGGTGGAGTAATTATACTTCTAAAGGTATAATCTGCTTGAAAAACCTCTTCTCCAGAGTCAATAATTCTTCTAAGGAAAAGTGAATTCAAACTAGCAGGATAACTATCACCAACCAACGGACGTCGGTAAGCTCTTGGTAGAAGTGAACTAATATCTGTTTTTTCTCCAGGTCCCATATTGGCAAAAGAATTAAACAAAGCAGCTACATAGGTAGTCATACTAACTGCATTTGGAAAAACATAATCTCCGACTGCAATTACCACTCCATTATCAGAAACAAAAGGTTTATCAATAACTAGATTTTTAGCCAAACCAGATGTAGTAAAACTAATAACCGTAGCAGTTCTTAATTGCCAATCATCCGTAGAGATCCAGCAAACTTGAGTAACTTCAGCTGTAGGATCAATATCAGAAAGGACAGAGAAAGTAGTAGAATTAGTTACAGCGGTTACAGCAGAAAAACCAGTACTGACATGAATTGGAAATGGGTTTGCATCTGTCCATCCAGTACCATTACCAGGAATAGAAGCCGTAGTAGCTGAAGGCAAAGCTAAACTAATACCTACAGAAGCTGGTAAATTTTGCACTGTAGTAATAATTGGTTCTGCGAATTCAGGAAAAGCAGCAACGATATCTGGAATTATTTTGGTGGCTAAAACAATAGGGTCGATATTTCGATTCTTATTGCTTGGAGTTGGAGCAGAAACTACCGCAACTCCATAAGTAGCAGGACCGTTACATGCCGGATAAACGAAAGCTTTTTGAACAGCTACAGTTGAATCTTCTGCTGTTCCGGCCACTTGAGACCAATTTCCACCACCTGGAGGATTTCTTAATCTTTCTAGCAATCTGGTTCGTAATCCTTCAATATCTTCTGCATCAATACCTCCAATTAAACCACCAGTAGTAATAATAGCTGTTGGATTGACGAATGGTGGAGGACTAATCCAGCGCAAAGTGGAATTTCCAGCAAGATTAGTTGCAGCTCCAGTATCAATAGAACTAATTGGAACCTGATCTCCATCACTATAAATACCACCAATACTTACTTGATAACTTAAACCAGAGTCATCTTGTAATTGAGCTTGAAAAGGAATAGGTATTGGGCTGGAAATACTGGCTGATAAAGCAATAGTTCCTGAAGATCCACCAGCAGATCTTAGAAATAGCTTATAGATTTTGGCTAATCTTTCTAAGTCTGCACCGACAGCAGAGTCTGGCATTTGAGCATTAGCTTTAATTACAGTGTTATTAGCAACAATAGATAATTGTTGAGCTAAAGAAGTAGCTTTGATGTAGATTTCAGTACCACTTGAAACGTTAGGATTATCAATACCTCTTTTGATTAATTCAGCTTTGTAGGTACGAAGGAAATCATCTCTAATTTCTTCTTCAGTTTTAATTCTGAGTTGTGCTAAGTCAGCCATAATAAGATTTCCTTGATTAGAATTTAAAGGTGTTTTGTTCTGAACTAGAAGTATTGGTCCACTTGACGGTAATCTCTAGACCACTAACAGTAGCTCTATTAACTTCAACACTGTTTAGAATAATTAATTTCTTGGTGATTAGATTTTTTAAAGTATCATTAACTGCTAATTTAATTTTCAATTCAGCCGAGTCGCTGATAACTTTAGCTTTGAAATCAAAACCAAAATTAGCTACTGAAGAACTATTTTTAATGGTTCTTAAAGCTAAGAAAACCATCTGATTAACAGAATCATCTCCAACATTATTACCATTGGCATCTAAGACATAATCTCCAGTATTAGGATTAGTTTTAGCAACATTGCCGTAAGTGCCGTCTACTTTTCTGAATAATTTAGCTGTGGTAGAATTAATGGAAGCTGGAGATCCATAACCATATTGACTACTGCCTAAACCAGATTGTCCTAAATATAAATTTCCTGTCATAATTCCTTAAAGAGGGCAAGATGGGAGAGGTAGGGTAATGGTAGATAGTGTAGGTATAGTCACAGAAGGTAAAATAATTGGAGGTAAAGTAAAACTTAAATCAGGTAAAGATAAACCAATATCCAAATTCAAACTTAAAGCAATTGTTGCCAAACTTGGAAGTGTTAAGCTTGGTAAAGTTATTGGAGGTAGATTGAAACTTAAACTAGGCAAACTCAGCCCAATGTCTAAAGATAAGTTTAAAGCAATTGTAGGTAGGGATGGTAAAGTTAAAGTTGGTAAAGTAATTGGAGGAATAGAGAAGGAAGGAAAAGAACAAGGCCCGGTAGTCATTTTTAGTCTGCTGCTTTAACCGAAGTTGAAGCTACTGTTGGAGCCAAACTAGGAGGAGTGCCAGAAGTAACTCCCTGTGAACTTGGTCCAGTTAAAGTGATGGCTATATTTAAGGACAAAAGGTAAGCTGTTACTGCTGTTGCCCAGGTAATTAAATCTGGAGCTAAAGCGATTGACTTGGAAGCGTTGGCTCCAAGACTAACTGATCCAGCATTTAAAGCCATAGTTTCACCAATCAAAGCCATAGCTCCTGTAGATCCTAAATTTAAAGTTCCTGTAGTTACCATTTTAATTCCATCGCTATCCATGGAGATTGCAGATTTATCAGCCATAGCTAAATTAATCT